GCCTCAGATAAAGTGGTTCGTTGCGATCCAGTAACGGCTGAAGATGTGCCGATGGCGGATCAAGCCACTGCTTATCTTAATCATGTTTTTTATAAAGAGAACGATGGCTTTAAATTACTTTATAATTTTTTCAAAGATGCCCTGATTGAAAAGAATGGATTTTTAAAAGTCTATTATGACGAAAGCGAAAGAATCGAATACGAAACTTATAAAAATTTAAACGAAGATGAATATTATGCGTTGATGGACACTGACGATGATATTGAAAAGATTGAAACGGAAGAAATTGTTGACGAAAAAGTAAAAGGGCAAAACGAATTGATTATTGAAAAGGCTGAAGAAACAATCGTTGATCCTGCCCAGCTAGAAATTATCAAAGCTCAACTGCCAAAACCGATTTTACATAATTGTACCCTGAAAAGAACGATTAAAAAGGGAATGATTAAAGTCGAATCGATTATGCCGGATGAATTTTTAATTAATCGTAACGCTAAGTCCATTGATGAAGCGGATTTCATAGCTCAAAGAGTTTATATGACTAGATCCGAAATTATCCAGATGGGATTTGAAGAAGAAGATGTCATGCGATTACCAACCGCTCAAGTTTCCTTGTTCAATACTGAAAATTTAGTACGACAAAGACCGGTTAGTGCTTTTCCCATAGAAACGCCAACAGACAAGTCAACGGAAAAAGTTGAAATTTATGAATGTTATGTGCGTTATGATTTTGACAAGGATGGCATAGCAGAATTAAGAAAAGTTTTAACGGCAGGAGTGGAGGGTGCTTTTATTTTAGAAAATTCTCCATGCGATACGATGCCGTTTGTTTCGGTTACACCGATTCCAATGCCGCACAGATTTTATGGTCGTTCTATTGCCGAATTAGTTGAGGATATTCAATTAATGAAATCTACGGTGATGCGTCAACTGTTGGACAATATGTATTTAACCAATAACAACAGAGTGGCGATCATGGATGGCATGGTGAACATGGATGATCTCCTAACGACAAGACCTGGTGGCGTAGTCAGAACCAAGCAACCGCCAAATCAAGTCTTGCAGCCTTTACAAGCTCAACCGATTTCACAACAAGCCTTTCCTTTGCTAGAATATTTAGATTCTGTTAGAGAAGCCAGAACTGGTGTTTCAAAATCAATGCAAGGATTAGATGCTGATACGTTAGATGCTAAAACAGCAACTGGTGTTAATTCGTTAATGACGCAAACACAAATGCGTTCAGAATTAGTCGCTAGAATTTTTGCCGAAACTGGCGTTAAAGATTTATTTAGAAAAATGTTTGAACTGATGGTTAAATATCAGGACAAAGAAAAAGTGATTATGATTCATAATAAGTATGTTCCGGTTAAACCGACAGAATGGAGAGATCGTTTCAATGTTTCAGTCGTAGTGGGATTGGGAACAGGATCGAAAGAGCAACAAATCGTTATGCTTAATAATATTTTACAAAGACAGCTTCAAGCCTTTCAATTACAGGGTAATAAGGAGTTTCCAATGGTAACTCTAACCAATATATATAATACCTTATCCAAGATTGTTGAAAATGCAGGATTAAAGAATGTTGAAAGCTATTTTGTTAATCCTGAGATGGGTAAACAAATGATGGGTCCACCTACACCACCGCCATTGACACCAATTGAAAAAATTGAATTTACTAGGATTGATGCAGAGAATAAGCGTAAGATTGCTGACTTAGAACTTAAATACCAAGAACTGAATCAGGAACGTCAAGCGGACTTGTTAGATTTTGAAGCGAAGATTAAAGATATTTCCTTGAAATATAATACACAACTTGATACAGCTAAAATTAAAGCGGATGCTGACTTAGATAAAATGATTATGGCAGATAATACAAAAATTCTTGAAAAAGCAGAAAAGTCTGCTAATATATTTAGTGACCAGTTAAAAGGTATAAATGGATCAGAAAGATCAGATCAGGAGAGAGAAGGAACTAAGCCGCTCATCCCAGGTCAAACAATTATTAGAGAATAAACTCTTTCAAGAGGCGTTAGATACTCTTAAAAAAATTTATTCTGAAGCACTCTTAGAAAAGACAGGTGCGAAAGAAAGCGATACAAGGGAAAAACTTTGGATCGCTTATAATGTTGTCGGAAAAGTTGAACAACATTTAAAAAGTATTCTTGAAACAGGAAAACTAGCGGAAAAACAGCTAGAGGTTTTCCGAAAACAGCAACAAGATAAAAAATTTTAGCCGATAGGTTAAAATAAGCCAACCCAATTAAGGGAGCTTAACAAAGGAGGACAGGTATGTCTGATGTAAATCCATTATTGTCTAATAAGGCAATGCAAGGTGCTGCTAACGCTGTTGAGGGGTTGCTAGATCAAGGTAAAGTTAATACCAAGATAACTAGCGAACCACAAAAAGAAGTGGCGAAGGAAGAACCAAAGAAAACCGAAGATAAAACTGAGGATAATTCTAAAGTTCAACCTGAAGAAAAAAACTCTGAAGCTCAACCTGAAAAGGAAGCTACGGAAAAAGAAGAAGCGTCTGAAAAAGAAAACGCTGAGGAAACTCAAGTAACCGATTTACACCAAATAATAGTCAATGGTGAAAAAATCGATGTTGACCTTGATGAACTGAAAGCAGGTTATCAAAAAGATGCCGATTATAGACGAAAGACGGAAGAACTAGCTATCGAAAAACGACAGCTTTTATCCGACAAAGATCGTCTAACCAAAGACTATTCAACCAAACTTGAAGGTTTGGATAATCTGACAAGGACTTTAAATGCCGAAGTCAATAGCGAATTGAGTTCTAAAGAACTGGATAAACTATTTGATGAAGACCCTACTGAAGCTGCAAAACTTGAGAGAAAAATAAGGCGAAGAAGAGAAACAATCGCACAAGCTCAAAGAAAGCTACGTTCAAACCAAGAAGATCAGTTTCAGGAAATTTTAAGGGAAGAACAAAAGAAGGTTGCTTTAAAACATCCTGATTTTGGGGATCCGATTAAAGGATCATCTCTTAAAACAAACATGAGAAATTATTTACTAGGTAGACATTTCAACGAACAAGAAATTAACCAAGTTTATGATTCAAGAATGTTTGATGTGATTATGGATGCAATGACGCATCAGAACGCCCAAAAGTTGAAACCAACTTTGGTTAGTAAGAAAGTCAAACCAGCTAAAGTCATAAGGTCCGGTATTAAAGTAACTAAAGATGAACACACCAGTAAAGCAAGGTTGGATCAAATAAACCGTCTGAAGAGAAGTGGTAATCCTAGAGATGCTACGGATCTTTTGGCAAAATATGTGTAACAACTAAAACTAAGGAGAACAACTATGGCTGGTTTAACAACCTACGATACTGTTGGTATAAGAGAGGATCTATCTGATATAATTTATAATATATCACCTACAGACACTCCCTTTATGTCAGGTATCGGCAAAACGAAAGCCACACAAACTAAGTATCAATGGCAAACAGACACTCTATCTGCTGTTGCTGCTAATGCTGCAATAGAAGGAGCATCCATTTCTTATGGTTCGCTTTCTTCTACAACTCTAGCATTTGATTACACTCAAATTTCAACTAAAGCTGTCCAGGTTACTGGCACAGACGATGCCGTTCTTGCGGCAGGGAGAAATTCTGAGGTAGCGTATCAAGTTGCGAAAGCTGCGAAAGAACTAAAAAGAGATATGGAAAATGCTCTTTTAATAAACACAGCGAAAGCAGTAGGTAGTAATACAGCAGCAAGAACATTAGGTGGACTTCCAACTTGGATTTCATCAAATGTATCTGCTGGATCAGGTGGGTCAGGAGCTGGTAGCGGTGCTGCTAGAACTGACGGAACTCAAAGAGCGTTCACAGAAACTTTACTGAGAGCAGCTTTGAAAACCACTTGGGTAGCTGGAGGCAATCCGAATGTCATCATGCTTAATGGCTTCAATAAACAGAAACTATCTTTCTTCACAGGTGGTGCAACTAGATTTGATAAAGCAGAAGATAGAAGATTAATGACTTCTATTGATGTTTACGAATCTGATTTTGGTACGATGCAAGTCACACCGAATCGTTGGATAAGAAAAACCGACAGTACATCCGCTAAAAGAGGACAAGATGTTTACCTGCTTGAAATGGACTTTTGGGCAGTTGCTTTTTTAAGAGATTTCAAACTTCAACATCCTGCACAGACAGCTGATGCAGATCAAAGATTCTTGGTGGTTGAATATACTCTTGAAGCAAAAAATGAAGCATCAAGTGGTATGGTTACAGACGTAACTACTTCGTAATATCTAACAGTGTAAGGGGGGTAATCTAAAAAATCTGCTCCCCTTGCATTTATATTAACATTGAAGCTCTGAGATTAGATTAAGGGCGGAACGATGAGGATAAAAAAATGAGAACACTAAACGATTATTTTTTAACTGCAAAGATCGCAGACATTAGTACGGCATCTTCAACATACGTTGGAATACCTGATAGTGGAAGAGTCATCAAAATTATTACTGCACTTCAAGGTGTGATTGCTACTGCAAATGCAGCAATTACTTTTGAAATTGGTGGAACAGCTATGACCGATTCAGCAATTACGGTTGCTTATTCTGGTTCTGCGGTTGGAGATGTAGATACATCTGAGCCAACAGCAGCTAATAATGTTGAACAAGATGGAACTATCGAAATAATTACTGATGGTGCATCAACTAATGCAAGAGTGCTTTATGTAACTTTTGTTATTAGAAGATAGTATTTACTATTTGAAAATAGTATAAATAAAATTGGGGGTGGCTCTGACCTAGCGGTTTTTCCACCCTCATAAATTAAATAGGAGAAAAAAAACAATGTACAATTATGGATTTGAACAAACCAGTACGGAGAATGTAGCGACATCAACTACGTCTGCTGCATCTGCCGCTTTAGGTCTTGCTTCAAGTGGAGTTTTCTATGTAAGACTTTGTGCTGACACAGATACTTATTATGCCATAGGGAGCGGTCCAACAGCAACAACTAGCAGCACTTTTTTACCGGCTGACACTATTGAAATAATAAAAGTTCCGGTAGGCAATAAAGTTGCAGGAATTTTAGCTAGTGGCACTGGTATATTGGGTGTTACTGTCTTAACGTCTTAATGACTAAACCCAGGTCTTATGGGTATGTTCATGTTAAGCAAACTAGAAAAAAAAGACCAGGTAGGCACAATAAGACTTATAGCAAACGTATACCAAGAAGAAAAAAAAGTAGAGGTCAAGGTTAAATGAAAAAAGAAACACAAGTTGAAGGTTTGCAAAAAACAACTTTTATTAACGAAGAAATGGATAAAAAAGTTGGTATCAAGCAAGAACTGAATGTTGCTCCTCATTTAAAAGCGAATAAAGAACTCTACAATCACAACGATGGCTATTCTCCAAGTAGAGGACTTAAAAGAGTGGCTTCCATTCCTACATTAGCTTTGGAAATCTGGGCAAAAGAATATACTGGCGGAAACAATAATTGGTTTCGTCTGCCTAAAGAAGTTCAAAACAAAATTTTAAAAGAAAAATTAAACAGCAACGAATATAAATATTTTAGAACCGCACCAGGAAGATTATAATGTCACTATCAACTTACGCAGAAGTAAAAACATCAATAGCGAATTGGCTAAATCGTTCTGATTTAACTGATGAGATTGCTGATGATTTTATTAAACTGGTTGAATCAGAATATAATTCTAAATTAAGAATTAAAGCAATGTTAAATTCCGATTCTTCCTTTTCTATTGATGCGGAAACGGTAGCTGTTCCCTCAGGTTTTTTACAAGTCAGAGATTTTTATATTGTTCAAGGTACAGTAAAATATTCCTTGACTTATATGGCTCCGACTCAAATGGACCAAATCAAAGGGGGTTCTACCACTGGGCGACCTAATGTTTATACTATTTTAGGAGATAATTTTAGATTTGCTCCAACGCCTGACACCACTTACACCGCAACTTTAAATTATTACAAGGCGATTGCCGCTTTATCTGATTCAGCAACAACGAATTATATTTTAACGAATCACCCAGGAATTTATTTATACGGCAGCCTTTATCATGCCGCTAATTTTTTAGGAGGAATTGATCCTAGTAAATTACAAAATTGGCTACAACTTTACCAAACCGGATTAGAACGAATTGAAAGAAACGATAGAGAAGATCAATGGAGCGGATCTCCATTACAAACTAGATCAGACGTAACTGTGGCTGCACCTTTTGCCGATCAAGGCAGAATAGTGGTTAGCAATAACGAATAGGAAATAGATGCAAGTACCTTTTGGAGAATGGCTACCGGATCAACCCAAGTTTATGAATCCAGGTGCGAATATAGCAAAGAATGTTTATTTTGCTGCTAGAAGTTATAAACCTTTTCCTTCTTTAACATCTTATAGTACCAATGCTATTGCGGATTTATCAAAAGGAGCTGGTTCATTTAGATCAACAGACAATACCAGTTATAACTTTGCGGCAACCAAAGAAACGATTTATCAATTATCAGCAGGAGCATTTACTGATAGGGGTGCTGGTGGAAAATTATTAACTACTTCTTATGCAACTTGCACCATTACAGTTACCGATTATTCAAACATAGCCACCGATTCAACGATTGTTTTAACGACAAATGCTGGAGTTGAAGTTACATTTACTTGTCAAGGAGCTGGTACAGGAACACCTGCTACAGATAAATTTTTTCATAATGAATCAAATGATACGACAGCAGATAATATTTTTACTTGTATCAATGCAAATGCTAATTTTTCAGCAGTGAACCCAGCAGCAAATGTAGTTACTGTCACTAGAGCAGCAGTAGGTAATGATAACCTTACTGTTACTTCTTCAGATACTACTAGAATGGCTGTTACTGATTTTACTGGTGGCTCTCCATTAACAGGAGAAACAACTGATTTTATTACATTCACACAATTTGGTG